CTTCGATCAACCTGATGGTACACTACAGTTATTCAACCATACAGACAACGTCCCTCGCATTGAGTACGATGCAGATGGTACAGTCAAAGGCTTACTGATTGAAGAAGCTAGGACTAACCTACTAACTTACTCTGAGGATTTCTCTAATGCGGCTTACAACAAAACAGATTGTTCAGTTACATCTAATGCAACCACAGCACCTGATGGTACAACTACAGCAGATAAGTTATCATTTGCTACAACCAATAATAGTTTTCATTTTATATCAAAAGGTATAACTATGGGTGCTGAGTCTCATACAGTATCAGCCTTTTTTAAAGCAGGAGAGGTAGCATCTGCAAGTATTTTCCTCAGTCGAGGTGGTAATGTTGGTGGTTCATTTAATTTATCTACTGGTGTAGCAACAGCATCTGGAACTGGTAATACTGCAAACATGGTAGATGTAGGCAATGGCTGGTATCATTGCTCAGTAACTAACGATGGCTCTACGGACATTGATAATAGTATTAGACTTGGGATTGGTAATGGAGCATTAGGTTCTTTTGTTGGAGTTATAGGCCAAGGTATATTTGCATGGGGCGCACAACTAGAAGCTGGTGCTTTCCCTACATCATACATCCCAACAACAGGTAGCACAGCTACTAGGGCGGCAGATTTAGCCCAAATCCCTACGAGTGCCTTTGGGTATAACAACGATAAGGGTAGCTTAGTTATCGATGTCTTAACGCCTGATGCAGACCAGTTTATGATACTAGCTTACTTTAACACAGCTTCTTACCTTAACTCCCGTGGGTTCGCTAAAGCCAACACTAGCTCCACCTCATCTGGCAATCATTATGTAAATACAACATTTCATGATGGTGTATCAACACTTCTACAACTCGGCACACAAACCCAAGCTGAGTACACAAAGCTAGGTTTATCTTATGGAGATAACGAAAAGGGTGTCAGAGATGGTGGTACAGTTCTCTCTGGGACTAGTCTTTCTCCAAGCCCTACTCGTTTGTTCTTAGGGGGTAGAGATAACGGCTTGCAAAGCCAATGCTGGATTAAGTCCCTCAAATACTACCCACGTCAACTAACTAATACACAATTACAGGAGCTAACAACATGACCGAAGAAATCTTAGAAGAACTAGAAGTAATTAAGACTGACTTCTACCTCAAGTTAGCTAATGAAGATGCAATGCCATCAGTCTTGTCACACTTCTACAAGCAGGACACTGAGACAACAGTAGACGAGGAGACAGGCGAGGAGACCACTACAAACGTAGGTGATCCTTACCTAGTACCAAACACATCTGACTACGCAATGGACGTTGTAGGTACTCTACACGAGCCTACAGGGGCAACCCTGACAGATGAGGACGGCATGGAGTATCCTGAGATGCAAGCAATGACAGGCTGGCATGTTAACATTCGTATTCGTGGTGGTATCTTAAACAAAGATGCAGAAGATGCTGAAGCACCTGACACACTACGAGATATTGTAGAGTCAATAGATACATCACACGGGGTAACACCTGAAACACCAATGAGAGTTTGGCTGTAAGTAACTAAAACCAATCCACCAAAGGTAAAGGATTAATAAATACAATGGCAAAGAAACCAGGCGTAACAACAATAGCTACAGGCTATTACAGTAGAGCAGCATTGAATGCTAACTTCGAAGCACTTAACAATGCTTTTGACAACACAGTATCTAGGGACGGTAGTACACCTAACACCATGTCAGCTGACCTTGACATGAACTCCAAGGATGTTATCAATGCTGTTACCATAGATGCTGAAAAGTTAATACTAGACGGAACCTTGATGACACCATCAGGTGTTGACCCAGTCTTCTCAGGTACTGTCAGTGCATTCGGTGCATCTCTTATAGATGATGCTAATGCTTCAGTTGCTAGAACAACTCTAGGTTTAGGTACAGCTTCTACCACAGCAGCAACAGACTACGTANCTNNGTCAGGTGATAGTATGACAGGCGACTTGTCATTCGGCGACGACGACAAAGCCATCTTTGGTGCTGGGTCTGACCTACAGATTTACCATGATGGTACTACCAGTATTATTAAGGAGACAGGTTCAGGGGATTTACGTCTACAGGGTGCTAACATTGATTTCAAAGACCTCTCTGGACAGACATACGCATACTTCAACGACACAAGTGGTGCAGTAAGTCTTTACCATGACAACGCCGTGAAGTTTGCCACAACATCAACAGGTTGTACTGTAACAGGATCTATAGTAGCTGACAACGTAGGCAGTGGTTCTCTTGCTCCTGTGTCACCATCAGGTACTTCTGCTGTAAACTTTACATCTATACCTGCTGGTGTACGTCAAGTTACAGTAATGTTTGAAGAATTAAGTATGAATGGTAATGACGATTTACTTATACAGCTAGGTGACTCAGGTGGTATAGAAACTTCAGGTTATATATCTAGGTCTGTTTGGACGAATGCTGTTGAGTCTACATCAGGTATGATTATTGATGTTAACGCAGCTGGTAAATGGACAGGTTCTATGACATTTACAAGAGTTCATACAACCAATAGATTTATACAAACACATCTTGTAGTAGATCCTGATCAGAATGAACAACGTTTAGGAGCAGGTTCTAAAACATTAAGTGGTGAACTAACACAACTTAGAGTAGTACCAACAGCTTCTGCTTCCTTTGACAATGGTTCTGTAAGTATTGCATGGTCTTATTAAATAATAAAACTTTTATCTTGACAAATAAAAATAACTAGGATACTATGGCTACATTAGATCAAATACGTTTAGCAGCTGAGAATGACTTAGTTACTTTTATTAAGCTAGTAGCACCTGAACAAATGCTAGGTCAATGCCACGAAGACGTATGCAACTGGTGGGGTCGTGAAGATTCTAAATCTCACCAATTACTTCTCTTTCCTCGTGACCATGGTAAGTCTCGTCTGATAGCTTACAGGGTAGCCTGGGAATTAACTAAAGATCCTACACTTCGTATCTTGTACATATCAGCTACAGCTAACCTTGCTGAAAAACAATTAGGCTTTATTAAATCAATATTAACCTCTGACACTTACAGTAGATACTGGCCTGACCATGTTCACCCTGAAGATGGCAAACGTACAAGGTGGACAAACTCTGAAATCATGCTTGACCATCCAGCCCGTAAGGCTGAGAAGATTAGGGACCCTTCTGTTTTTACAGGTGGCCTCACTACTTCTCTTACAGGGATGCACTGCGATATTGCTGTCCTCGATGATATAGTAGTATACGAGAATGCATACTCAGGTGAAGGACGTAACAAAGTTAAAAGCCAGTACTCTTTATTGTCATCTATAGAAGGTGCAGAAGCTAGAGAGTGGGTCGTAGGTACACGTTACCACCCTGTAGATCTATACAACGATCTGCTACAAATGACAGAAGAACTGTTTGATGACGACGGTAACAAGGTAGGAGAAGATAACATCTACGAAATCTTTGAACGTCCTGTAGAGGATAGAGGAGATGGAACAGGTGAGATGCTATGGCCTCGTAGTCAACGTAGAGATGGTAAGTGGTTTGGTTTTGACATTAAGGTACTAGCTAAGAAAAGAGGACAGTACTTAGACAAAGGACAGTTCCGAGCACAGTACTACAACGATCCGTCAGACCCTGACAACGTACCAATAGAGAGCAGCAGGTTTCAGTATTACGAACGTAAGCTACTCAAGGAAGAACAAGGACACTGGTTCTACAAGGATGCTAAGTTAAATGTATTCGCAGCTGTAGACTTTGCTTTTAGTTTATCTAAGAAGGCTGACTACACAGCTATTGTAATCGTAGGGGTTGACTCAGATAATAACATATACGTCTTAGATATTGATCGTTTTCGTACTGACAGAATTACAGATTACTTTGAGCACATACTACAGTTGTCAACTAAGTGGTCATTCCGTAAACTAAGGGCTGAGGTTACAGTAGCACAACAAGCAATCGTTAAACAGCTTAAAGAACTTATCAAACAACACGGTCTATCTATAAGTGTAGATGAGTTTAGACCTAACAAATACCAAGGTAATAAAGAAGAAAGAATCTCTGCTACTTTAGAACCTCGTTATGACAACTTGCAGATATGGCATTACCGTGGTGGTAACATACAAACGTTAGAAGAAGAACTACAATCAAGGAACCCACCGCATGACGATATTAAAGATGCCCTTGCTTCAGCTATAGACATTGCTGTCAAACCTTTCAAGAGTATACGTAGAGATAAAACTGCAAACATAGTTTGGGCTAATAACAGATTTAGAGGAGCCTCTTAATGGCTGGTGAAACAATAGAATTAGAATATCTTTTAGGTCCTGACTCAATGGCTGTGGAGGTATCTAACAGATGGCGTGAATGGTCTAACCTTCGTCAGACTAAAGTTGAAGAGTGGAAAGAGTTACGTAACTACCTGTATGCTACAGACACAAGCACAACTAAGAATGCTATGCTTCCTTGGTCTAACAGTACGACAACTCCTAAGCTAACTCAGATCATGGATAACCTTCATGCTAATTACTTTGCTACATTATTCCCACAGTCTAAGTGGATGCGTTTTGAAGCTGAGACAAGAGATGCTAATGTTAAAGCTAAACGTAATGTAATACAAGCATACATGGATAACAAAGTTCGTCAGTCTGACTTTATTAATACAGCCAGTGACTTACTCTATGACTACATTCAATACGGTAATTGCTTTGCTACTGTTACGTGGGAAGACAACTACCAAGTGAAAGAAGCTGGGGACCTCGTTGTAAACTATGTAGGTCCAAAGGTTGTACGTGTTTCACCATACGATCTTTGCTTTAACCCTACAGCACCCAGCTTTGAGAAGTCACCTAAGATCCTCAAGTCTATAAAAACACTTGGAGAGATCCGAGGTATGATAGACAGTGATCCGTCAAAGTCATACATGGAAGGTGTCTTCTCTAAAATGATGGGAGCTAGAGCTGCGGTAAGAGGTTCAGATGGTGTGTATGACAAGGCTGACGGCTTTATAGCTGATGGCTTTACATCTATACAGCAGTACTACGAATCAGATTACGTAGAGGTTCTAACTTTCTATGGTGACTACTATGACACAGAGAATGGTGTCCTACTAAAGAACCGTATCATCACAGTAGTTGACCGAGCATATGTTATGGCTAACGAAGAAGACCCTAGCTGGTTAGGTAGTT